ACGCGGCGCGATTTGGTGCGCCGTGCCAACAAAGCGCAAGCCGTTGTGCATCGGGCTTTCGACCCAGCGGCAGACTTCGCGACCGACCTTGAACGGCGCGCCGATGGCCGGGCCTTGGAAGAACGACGCGTAGCCCGCGCATGACGCCTTTCCGGCGGCGATTGTGGCGCGTGCCTTCGCAATCGCACGGGCTGGATTGGCGCGCCCTTGGCGCTCGCGTTTGTATTCATTGAGTAGTGTGGGGTTGATCATGGGGCGCACTCCAATGCCGGACCGTCCGGCGGCATCCGTCACTAACGCCCCGTTTCAGCGCGCGTCAATTGCCTTCAACGGATCACGACGGGCCGAATCCGCCGCGAAGGCGCTTCAACCCCGCGAAACACGCCCCCTCAACGCTCTAGCGCCATTTCATACGCAATATCAGTTAGTTACGCGAACGCCCGCGACGCTTTGCGCGTTTGGAAAGCGCGTGAAAACCGCTCAAAATATCAAAATCGATCGAAGCGCAAAGGATTGATATTGCTGACTTTTTTGACAATCTCAGGGGGGGGGCGGGCCGCGGCGTGGCGTCCGTCGCCGTCCGCCGGTGCGATGGCGGCGCACTCGGAAAACCAGCGAGATTGATCGTTTTATGCTATCAAACGGCTTTCTTTAGCATTTTCTTCTACCTTTCGGCCTTGACAAAGGAAAAAAGGTACTTTGAGCGGGGTGGGGGCTGCGGGTGACGCGCGACCCCGACCCTCTCGCAGATATGAAAAATTGAAGGTTGGTTTCTGTTCCCGCTCTGAGAAGGGGTGGTTTGGCATCCCTACCCGGCTCATCGCGTTTCGCTCCGAAAACCTCGACTTTCCGGCCTTACACCGGATTACGGCCGGGGCTACCGGAACGATCTCGGAGAGAAAGTAATACGGTTTTAAACCGGACGCTCACCATCGGAGCGCCATCTATGATCGTCGTCGGCATCAAGGGCCTGATCGGGTCCGGCAAGTCCACCGTCGCCAGATATCTCGTCGAGCAGCACGGTTTCACGCCCGGCCGCTGGGCCGGCGCGCTGAAGGCGATGCTGAGCGCCCTTCTGACCTATCGCGGATGTCCGCCCGAGATCATCGAGCGCATGGTCGAGGGTGATCTGAAGGAAATCCCGACCGAATGGCTCGACGGCCGGTCGCCTCGGTACGCCATGGAAGGGCTCGGCAACGGATGGGGCCGGGAATGGATGGGGAAAGGCTTCTGGATCGCGACCGAGACCGACCGTATCGCCGTCAGCCAGCCCGAGCGCGTCGTCTTCGAGGACTGCCGGCATCCCAATGAGGCCAAAGCGATCGAGCGCATGGGTGGTCGTGTTTGGGAGATCATCCGCCCCGGCCTGACGCCGCAGGATCACCACACTGAACGGTCGCAGCGCGCGATCATCCCGCACCACCAGGTCGTGAACGTGGATGGCGATCTCTTCAAGACGTTCGACAAGGTCGATGCCCTCGTTGCGAAGCTGGGAGCGCCCCGATGAAGCTGTCACAGGCATACGAGTTCGAGCGGCTTCTGAAGAAGCGCGACGAGTTACGCGCATCACGGCTTGTCGCGACCGGCGGCGTTGGGCTCGGTGTGACGATCAGGGGGACCTACCAAGATGCAGCGATGATTGAGGCGGTCAGGGTCGCTGTTGTGGCCGAGTTCGACCGTCGTATCGCGCTGATCGACGCCGAGTTCGTCGAGATGGGCGTAGAGATCGACGAATAGCATGGGCAAGATCGTCAACCGACAAGAGTTGGCCGACCTGTTCGGCTACTCGCTCCCGACCATCACGTCATGGATCGAGTCGGGAATGCCCGTCGAGACGCATGGGAGCCGAGGGAAGCAGTTCGAGTTCGACACCGAGAACGTCTTGAAGTGGCTTCTCGCCCGCGAGCGCGCGCTGCGCAAGGCCGAAGTCGCCAAGGCTTCCGCTGATGGCGACGGCGAAGTGATCACTATCGATAAGGCGAAGCTTCGATACGAGATCGCACGCGCGAAGACCGCAGAAATCGAACTCGCGCAAAAGATGGGCCTCCTGCGGCCCGTCGCGATGATCGCCCGAGTGATGTCAAACGAGATCGCCAACTGCCGAGCGCGGTTGCTCGGCATTCCGTCGAAGATGCGACCTGCAATCCATCTGGCGGTCGGCACTGGTGAGGCGACGCAGAAGCTTATCAACGAAGTCGAGCGGCTGATCCGAGAGGCGCTGACTGAAATCAAGTCGTTCGCTGACGAAACTGAAAAGACTGAAGTGCATGTCGAGTGAAGCCGCTGTCCGCGTCCCGTCCTGGCTCCGCTGGCCCCCGAATTGCTGCGAGACTTGTACCGGGTGGGATCAAAAGCATCAATATGAGGGCCGCTGCCTGCGAGATGCGTCGCGTCACAGCGGCGATCTGACCGATGCACGGCAGCGATGTCCCGAGTTCAAGCGCAAGCCCGACTAATCACATGGAAATCGACGTTCTCGGCGAATATGACACCGATCCGACGCATGAAGAACGCCTTCGTGCGCAGGTATTGGAGATCATTGCGCAGAGCTTCGGCCCGCCGCCCAAACTGACGGTCTCGGAATGGGCGGACGAGCATCGAATCCTCTCGCCCGAGGCGTCCAGTGAGCCCGGCAAGTGGTCAACGGCGCGCGTCGAGCCGTCGCGCGGCATTATGGATGTATTCTCTGATCCTGATATCGAGATCATTACTTGCATGGTCGCGGCGCAGACCGTCAAGACTGAGGTCATCAACAACGTCGCCGGTTATCACGTCCATCTCGACCCCTGCCCGATGCTCATCCTGCAACCGACGTTGCAGATGGCCGAGGCGTACTCGAAGGACCGCCTCGCGCCAATGATCCGCGACACGCCGCCTCTCGCGGCGAAGCTCGGCAACCATGCGCGCGACTCCGAAGACACTATCCTTCACAAGAAGTACCCCGGCGGCCACATCACGATGGCCGGCGCGAACTCCCCCGCGTCGCTCGCGTCGCGCCCGATCCGCATTCTGCTCTGCGACGAAGTTGATAGGTATGAGGCCAGCGTCGGCAAGGAAGGCGACCCCGTCTCGCTTGCGATCGAGCGAACGACGACCTTCTGGAACCGAAAGATCGTTCTCGTCTCAACGCCGACCATCAAGGGCGCGTCGCGCATCGAGTCCTCCTACGAGGAAAGCGATCAGCGGCGCTTCTTCGTTCCGTGCTCGAAATGCGGTCACTATCAGCACTTGCAGTGGAAGCAAGTTCGCTGGCCCGAGGGCAAGCCGCTGGAAGCGAAGTATCATTGCGAGCACATCGACTCCGAGACCGGCGAAGTCTGCGACCATGGATGGAGTGAGGCGGAACGACTGCAATCTATCGCCAGAGGCGTGTGGATCGCCACCCGTCCCGAGGTCAAGGGCCACGCGGGCTTCCATCTCAACCGCATCGCCTCGCCATGGCGCGGCCTCGGAGAGATGGCGCGCGACTTTGTGCTGGTCAGGAAGCACCCCGAGCGCCTGAAGACTTGGGTCAACACCCGGCTTGCTGAGACCTGGGAGGATCGTGGTGAGCGCGCGAACCCTGAATCGATCTACGGCCGCCGCGAAGAATATGACGCCAGCGAGTTGCTTCCGAGCCAGGTCGGCGCGGTGACGGCGGCTGTCGATATTCAGGATGACCGCGCTGAAATCGAGTGGTGTGGCTGGGGTCAGGACGACGAGTCATGGTCGCTTGACTACAAGGTCCACTACGGCGATCCCAACTCGCCCGGCTTTTGGGAGGTTGTCGACCACGCGTTGCTGCGGACCTTCAAACATCCGGCAGGCGTCGAGATGCGCGTTGAGGCGTCGTGCATCGACTCCGGCGGTCACTTCACGCAACAGGTCTACAACTTCGTCCGGACGCGCCAAGGTCGCAAGGTTTATGCGATCAAAGGCATGGGCGGTCCCGGCCGACCGCTCTGGCCGGCGAAGGGCACCGTCAACAAAGCCAAGCAGGTCACGGTGTTTGTGCTCGGCGTTGATCAAGGCAAAGACACGCACTACAAGAGGTTGGGCATCAAGGAGCCCGGTCCCGGCTATTGCCACTTCCCCAACATCGAACCGCCCTACGACAAGAAGCACTTCGAGGGGCTGACGGCTGAGAAGGCAATCCTGAAGACCGACAAGAAGGGCTTCACCACCAAGGAGTGGCACAAGGTCCATCAGCGCAACGAGCCGCTTGACGTTCGGGTCTACAACATGGCTGCTCGCCTCTCACTCGGCATCAACATGGAACGACGGCTGGCCGCCCTCCGCGCTGCGGCGTCTGCCACGCTAAACCGGGCCCCGGCGACGGCTTACAACCCGGCGTCGTCCAACGACAATGAGAGATCGCCGGTCGCGCAAGGCCGCAGGCGCGTCCGCAGTCGCGGCGTTGAATCTTGACTCATCGCGCGCTAGATCAAGAGCATGATGAAGGGCGCTGACATCAAGGCGGCTCGGGTGGAACTCGGGCGCGCATGGAAGGCTGGCGGCGCCCCACTGACGGCCCAAGAGCTTGTGCGAGCCCTCGGCCTTTCCGAAAAGCATGGCACCGATCACGTCTACAGCATGGAAGCCGAGAAATCGGCTGTGTCAGGCACGATCGAGATGTTGCTGCGCATCTATCTTGCCGGAGCCGTCCCGCCCGACGACGTGGTGATCTTTGGACCCGCCGAACCCCGGAAGAAGTCCCGCTAAAGGCGATCGGAACGATCTCTCGCGACTGTGCCGTCTCCCGTAGCTTCGGGGCATGGCAAAGAGCGTCGAAGAACAACTCGAAGAAACCCTCGAATCGATCCGTCAGGTCGAGAAGAGCGGCCAGCGCTACACGATCAAGGATCGTGAGCTTTGGCGCGGTGATCTGAAGGTTCTCGACCAGCGGGCGCAGCGCCTTGAGAAGGCGGCGGGCCGCGCCAAGAACGGCGGCGTCAAGATTCAGCGGATTGTCCCGCTGTGATGAAGCCCCTCGCTCCCACCTTCACCGACCGCCTCTTGGCAAGCGTCGCGCCGGCCTATGCCGCGCGCCGCTACCACGCGCGCCTGTCGTTCAACATGATGGGCCAGTATGCCGGCGCGCGCTCGAACCGCGCCGCGCTGAAGACCTGGCGCACCAACCCCGGCTCGGCCGACGCGGACACGCTCGGCGATCTGCCGACGCTTCGCGCCCGCTCGCGCGATCTCGGCCGCAACAATCCCATCGCGGTCGGCGCGCGCCAGACCTCGAAAAGCAACGTCGTCGGCACCGGCCTGCGTGTGCGAGCGAAGCTCAACCACAAGCTCGTCGGTCTTTCCGAGGAAGCCGCCGAGATTTGGGAGCGGAACACCGAAACGTTGTTCGACCTTTGGGCTCAATCCAAGGCGGCCGACATCACCCTGACGCAGAATTTCTACGAGCTTCAGGGTCTCGTCTTCAACGCAGCCTTCGAGTCCGGAGACGCGTTCGTTCTGCGCCGGGCGCCGAAGCGTCGGGGTATCGTGCCGCTCGCCCTCAATGTTCTTGAGGCCGACCGGGTTGCGACGCCGCAATCGTTGCAAGGCGACTACTACATTCGAGACGGCGTCAAGATCGACGAAGACGGCGCGCCGGTCAGTTACTTCGTGCTGAATGACCACCCCGGTGACTCACCGACCTATGCGCAGTACGGCTACCGGGAAATCCCGGCGTTCGGAGCGAAGTCCGGCGAGCAGATGGTGCTCCACGTCTTCGAGCGCCTTCGGCCCGAGTTGAATCGTGGCATCCCCGCCCTCGCGCCCGTCGTGGAAATCCTGAAGCAACTCGACCGCTACAGCGAGGCCGAGTTGATGAAGGCCGTCGTGTCGTCGTTCTTCACGGTCTTCCTAAAGACTGACGGCGATGACGGCTTTGCCGGCGCAGTTCCGCAAGGTGCGTATCCCGGATTTGGTGCGAACGAGATCGCAATGGGACCGGGCACTGTCGTTGACATCGGCATCAACGAGGAAATCCAGACCGCGCAGCCGGCGAACACGTCGAACTTCGATCCCTTCTTCAAGTCAGTCGTTCAACAGATCGGCGTTGCGCTGTCGATCCCGTTTGAACTGCTCATGATGCACTTCGAGGCGAGCTATAGCGCGTCACGGGCGGCTCTGGAAATGGCGGCGCAGTTCTTCAAGGACCGTCGTACCTGGCTTGTCCGCACCTTCTGCGCGCCGGTGTACGAGTGGTTCTTGGTCGATGCGATCAACAGCGGCCTGATCAGCGCGCCGGGCTTCTTCAACGATCCCGTTCGCCGCGCCGCGTGGCTCGGCTCGCAGTGGATTGGCCCTGCCCGCATCATTCTCGACCCCCTCAAGGAATGGAAGGCCGAGCACGCCGCCGTCGATCTTGGCGCGCGTACCATCGAGCAAGTCATCATGGAGCGTGGCGGCGACGACTTCGAGCAGACCACCAAGCAGCGCGCTCGCGAGCACAAGGCTCGCGCGGAAGCGAAGCTCGAACCGGAAACTCTCGCGCCCGAAGGTCAGTCGGCTCCGCCGCCGGCTGATGAGAAGGGTGGCGACAAGGGCGTCAAAGGCAAGAAGCCGGTGGCGCGCAATGGGAACGACAAATGACCATCCGCAGCATGCGCAATCCGCTGATCTTCGACGCGGCGATCACGTCGAATTGGGCGATGGACGAGTCCGCCCTTCAGACTGTGATCGAGATCGCGGCGCGAGAGCATCAGATCACGCCGGAAGCCCTCGAAGCCTACCGGGCCGGGGAGCTTGATCGCGCCGAGCGCGCGACGGTGCGCGACGGCGTGGCGATCCTCAACGTCGATGGTCCGCTGTTCAAGCGCGCCAACCTGATGACCATGTTCTGCGGCGCGACCTCCTACGACGTGCTGCGGCGTGACCTTCAGGCCGCCCTCGATAACGCCTCCGTGCGCGCGATCCTGCTCAACATCCATTCGCCCGGCGGCGAAGCGGCCGGCACGTCCGAGCTTGCGCAGGCGATCTTCGACAATCGCGGAAAGAAACCGATCCATGCCTACGCAGGCGATCAGGCTGCATCTGCCGCTTACTGGATCGGGTCGGCCGCCGAGAAGTTCTGGATCGGTCCGGCGGCTGCGCTCGGCTCCATCGGTGTCCGCGCCGGCATTCAGGACACGTCGGGCCGCGACGAAGCGCGCGGCGTCAAGAACTACGAGTTCGTGTCGTCGCAGTCGCCATTCAAGAAGATGGACCTGAGCAGCAAGCAGGGTCGCGACCGTGTGCAAGCGCGCGTCGATGCGATGGCCGCTGTGTTCGTCGAGACCGTCGCGAAGAACCGTGGCGTGTCGGTGGCGCATGTCCTCGAAGCATTCGGCAAGGGCGATGTCCTGATCGGCAAGGCGGCGATCGACGCCGGCATGGCCGATGGCTTCGGCACCTTCGAGTCCGTTCTCGCGAGCTTGGCTCGCGGCGAAGAGCCTGTGTCCCTGATGGGATACGTCAACCCGGCCGCAACCGGCCAACAAGAAGAGGTCGAAATGACTGACGAAGAGAAGGCCGCGTTCGAGGCGAAGATTCGCGCCGACGTGAAGGCGGAAACCGAAGCTGCGGCGAAGGCGGAAGCCGATGCCAGAGCGAAGGCCGAAGCGGAAGCGGCTGAAGCCGCCGCGTCCGATCCGCTCGCCGTCGAGCGCAAGCGCGTCGCCGACATCTTCGCCCTGACGCTGCCGGGATACGAAGAGGCTGCGCAGAAGGCGATCGAAACGGGCTCTTCGGCGCACGACTTCTCGGCGATGATCATCAGCACTGAGAAAGCGAAGCGTACCGAGCACGCCTCCGCTGTGAAGGAAGACACCGAAGCGAACGCGGAAGTGGCTCCCTCGACCGGCGCGGACAAGGCCACGGGCGACGACGCCGCAGTCACCGCAATTCTCGGCGCGTACAAGCTCGCGACCGGCAACTAAGGAGCCAACAGTGGCACACTTCAAGGACGAGGGCGCGTTCACGCCGAAGCAGTTCGTGCTGGGCCATCACCGCGCGCGCAAGGTCACGATCAAGTCCGGCGCCGGCAAGCTCGATGCCGCAACCGTGCTCGGCCAGATCACGGCCGACAAGAAGTACATCAAGTCGCTCGCCGCCGCGACCGATGGTTCGCAGGTCGTGGATGCCATCCTGGCGGAAGATGTCGATGCGACTTCGGCGGATGTCGAAGCCATCGTCTACATCGCCGGCGAGTTCGATCAGGATGCGCTGATCCTCGGCGCCGGTCACACCCTCGGATCGATCGACGCGGCCTGCCGCGACAAGTCGATCTGGCTCGTCAAGCCGATGGGCTAGCCGACACAACAACGCATCAACACGGAAAGCCCCATACCATGGACTTGTTTAGCACCACCGCACTCAATCGTGTTGTCGAGGAAATGCCGCTCAACCCGGCGTTCTTCCTCAACACGTTCTTCACCACCGTCGAGACCTCGACCACCGAAGACGTGAAGTTCGACAAGGTCAAGGGCCGTCGCCTGATCACGCCGTTCGTCAGCCCCATCGTGGCCGGCAAGGTGATCCGTGAAGCCGGCTACGAGACCAAGTCGCTCGCGCCGGCCTACCTGAAGGACAAGCGCGTCTTCAAGCCGAGCGCGCAGTTCAAGCGCCGCGCCGGTGAGAAGATCGGCGGCTCCCTGACCCCGGATCAGCGCCTCGCAGCGTCGGTCGCGTTCTCCATTTCCGAGCAGTTGCAGATGTGGACCCGGCGACTCGAAGTGATGTCCACTGAAGTCCTGCGTACCGGCAAGGCCATCCTCGAAGGCGACGACTATCCGCGCCAGGAGGTGGACTTCGGCCGCGACGCAGAACTGACCGTCGTCCTGACCGGCGCGGATCGGTGGGACAACGCCGCGATCAACCCGCTCAACGACATCGAAGAGTGGGGCCAGGCGATCTTCGACCATTCGAGCCTCGTCTGCCGCGACGTGTTCATGGCGAGCGATGTGTGGAAGACCATCCGTGCCAAGATGGCCGGTCCGGACAGCGACGCGGTCGCCAAGTCGATGCGCCTTCAGATCGACCGCACTGCGAACGCCCTGACCATCGCGCGCGCGGAACTCGGCCCGATCGTCGTCACGCCCGGCGTGCGGCTGGTCGCGGTGTTCGGCGAGTACCGTCTGTGGGTCCATGCCGACAAGTACACCGACCCGCTGACGGGCCTCGATACCGACGTGCTCCCGGCCGGTGAGGTCGTCATGGCGTCGCGCGAGATCGAGGGGGTCCGGCACTTCGGTGCGATCCTCGACCTGAAGGCCGGCATTCAGGCCCGCGACTTCTTCGTGAAGTCCTGGGAAGAGGAAGACCCGAGCGTTCGCTACATCCTCGGTCAGTCGGCTCCGCTGATCGCGCCGTATCGCGCGAACGGCACGCTGGGCGCGAAGGTGCGCTGATGCCCATCTATAAGGGCCTCGTAACGATCAAGCGTGACGGGCGGTATCACCCGCCCGGCTCGCTGCACGATCTGAGCGAAGATGAAGCGAAGGGTCTCGGCCCTTCGCGCATCGTCCTCGCGCCGGATCAGGTTGCGGCCACCGCCGCGATTGCTCTCGAGTCCGTCTGCCTTCCGGTCGGCGAGACCAACGCCGGCATGCCCGCCGGCTCCGAGTCCGCTGGGGACGCCCCCAGCGACGCGCCGCCCTCTGTCGTTGTTTCTCCCGACGACGAACAGAAGGGCGGCGCGAGTGATCGTATCGCGGACATCAAGGCCGCATTCGATCTGCTCGACGCGGAGAGGGACTACTTCAAGTCCGGCAAGCGCGCGGGCAAGCCGAAGCAGAAGCCGGTCGAAGAGATTGTTGGCTTCGACGTGAGCGACGGCGATATCGACGCGGCGCTCGCGCTGCGCGACGCGGGTCTGTAATGCCGGTCGAGACCGAGCAAGACAGGCTGACCTTCCTCAACCCCGACGAGTTCGGGGTTGAGGCCATCTACGTCTCCCGCAAGCCGGGAGCGGAGCCGACGCCAATCCCCGGCGTGTTCGATGATCAGGGTCACGACTTCAATCCGAACCGCTGGAACGGCACCGAGTATCAGATGCAGAACGGCGCTCACATCGTGTCGACCGCGCCGACATTCACTTGCCGCACGTCCGACCTCGTTGATGGCGGCCGGAAGAACGAACGACTGACTATCAACGGCACCCTCTACAAGATTCATGAAAAATTGCCGGACGGCACTGGCTTCACCAAGCTCGTCCTGATGGCGGACGACGAATAATATGGCGCATCCCCGCAAGGTCATCCGGCAGGCGGTCAGAGACCGGCTTGCTCAAACGGTTGCACCCGGCGTGTACCGCACTGCCGCGCAGAACCGCGTGTATGCAAGCCGGCTTGCGCCCGTCTCTGAGGAAGAACTGCGAGAGGATGGTCCGGCGATCCTCATCTATGCGCGCATGGAGAAGTCGCACGCCGAGAAGGACTATGGCATTCAAGGCGATGCTACGACCGTTGAGCGCGAACTGTTACTCGTCACGGAGGCCATGCTACTCGGCGGCGACACCGTCGATGACCGACTCGACGACATCGCGGAAGAAATGGAGGCCGCATTCAACGATTTCGTGATTCCGGGCTGCGAGTCGGCGCGCATCCGCCTGATCGAATCCGACATCGATCTCGTCACCGAGAACGTGAAACGGCCCATCGGCTGTATCGGTCTCGTCTGGCAGATCAACTATCGCACCGAGTGGCGCGCGCGCTCCAATATCGACAATTTTGACCAGAGCATGGCTGACTTCTTGGCGGGGCGCTAGGCATGGTGAAGTTCCTGCGCAACCCCGCCGGCACCGGCGGCGTGAGCGACCCTGAAGCGGCCGACATCGACCGCCGCGCACAGGACGTTGTGAAATTCGGCCGCATCAAGAAGGTCGACTACAAGCGGAAGCCGCCAGCCTATCGCGTCGAGATCGGCGACGAAAAGGACGAGGACAACTACATCCTGACTGACTGGCTCCCGGCGACCGGCGCGCGCGCCAAGGGCGACCGCGAGACGCACTACCTCGAAGAAGGCGAAAAGGTCGCACTTCTTTGCGAGGGCGGCGAACTTGCGACGGCCTATGTCATGCCCGCAGGACAGTACACCGAAGAGGACGAAGAGAAGGAAACGACCGACAAGGCCGGCGTATGGCGGAAGGTGTTCAAGGACAAGGGTGAAATCTCCTACGACCGGGAGAATCACGCCTGGACGATTGACGGCACCAAGGACGGCAATGTCACGATCAAAGCTGGTGGGTGCGAGATCATCATGAAGGACGGCAAGATCACGCTGAAGGGCAAGGTCGTGCTCGTCGATGCGAGTGAGAAGTTCGAGTCGAAGACCGACAAATCGCACCACACGGTCAACACCGAGTTCAAGACGGCTGGTGATGGCAAGACCTACCTCGGGCTCGACGACGTGTCTGAGAAGGTGGACATCAAGGTAACGACCGAAGCCGGTCCGGCAAAGAAGGTCTTCGCGAAGGCGTAGCTAAAGGGCTATCGAAGCGGTCTGTCACTGTCTCGCTTGACGCGGCACGGTGCGCCTTATGGCGACTATCAACCGATTCACCGGCGCGACGATCGAAGGCATCGACGATGTCTGGCAATCGATTGGCACCATTCTGAGCACGGCTGTGGCGTCGTTGGTGATGGCGCGCGACCTCGGATCGGTCATGCCGCGCTTGGTTGATCGCGCCGTGTCGCAGATCACCGTGATCGAGTTCTATGCCGCTGTGCCGGAAGCAATCAATCGCATCAACCCCGAGACGTTGATGGCGGAAGAGCCGCGCTTCCGCATCGTCCAAATGACGATCGGCGATATGACCTCGGAGGGCCATCTGACCCTCGATGTCGAGGGCATCTACTATCCTCGCGGTCATCTCGGCGACTATTCCGAAGCGCGCGACGCGCGTGGCAGCGTCGTTATTTCGAACAACAATGTCGTCACCGGGAGCTATGTCTGATGGACGCCCCGCTTCCGAAACTCTCCCTCCCCGTCATCGAGCGCGAGGATGATTTCCAGCCCCTTTTCGACGCTCGTTTGACGCAGATGCGCGGTCTCATGGAGACGGCCGGCTTCGATTGGGATACGTGGATGTTGCGTTCGGACCCGATCAACAACATCTGCCGCCACGCGGCCTACGGCGACCTGCTGTATGCACAGTCGCTCAACGACACGTTCCGCGCGACGCTGCTCGATTTTGGTCAAGGCGCGGACTTGGTCGCGCAGGGCTCCGATTGGGATTTGGCGCCGTTCGCAGGCGAGTCGATGGATGACTTTCGCCGTCGCCTGCGCGAGCGCAAGAAGGGTCAGGGCGGCTTCACCGACAACTGGTACAAGCGCCACGCTTTCAATGCCGATCCGCGCGTGGCAGATGTTGGCGTGGCCGGCGACGGCCGGGGCGGCGTCAACGTCTCGATCCTTTCGACGGAGGATGGCGGCGTTGCGAGCGACGATCTGCTCGCAGTGGTCGCATCTGCTCTGAATGATCCGCTCGTCCTGGGCGACAACGATCACGTCAATGTCGTTCGCGCTGTGATCCGCGTCGTCAACGTCGAGGCCGATCTGTGGCTTCTGCCCGAAGCACCCGACGATGAATACCAGAAGGCGGAAGATCGCCTGAAGACCGAGTTCGCCGCAGCGCGTCGGCTCGGATGGGACTTTACCGGCGACTTCGTCATCGCGGCCCTTCGCACTTCCGGCGTTCGGCGCATCAAGATGCTCACGCCGGCCGCTGATGATCATGAGGCCGTTGCGGCGAATGAGGCTGTGGCGCTCGGAACGATCAGGATCAATCGCAAGGGTCGGGCTTACTGATGGCCGACCTGATTGATATCGTACCGCGCAATCAAACGCCGCTGGGCCGCGCAGCCGTGCAGGTGGCGGACTCGCGGGCTCGCCATCGCGAGTTTGTGCAGTCGATTGTCGATGTGCGCTATCTCGATGTGATCCCGGCCAACATCCTGCCGTGGTTGCTGCGCCATTGGGGCCTTGAGGACGCGGCGGCGTTCATGCCCGACCATCAGCGCCTCTATCGCGATGGAAAGCGCTGGCAGACCGCCCGTGGGCGCGTGGATGCCTACCAGATCATTTTCGACTGGCTGGCCCTCAATGGCGTTTATGAACGCGGCGACCACGGCGACGAACGCTGGGGGCTGTTCCAAGTCGGCCTCGACGCTGAGCCGACGTTCGATGAACTGTTCAACCTGATTGGTCTCACCGACCTCTCCAAGCGCGCGTCAAGCGTATTGGGACGCGTCTACGGCGGATACGACATCCGGCCGATGCGCCTCGATATGATGCGCCTTGATGGAGCCCTGCTCGACGATTGGTCGGGCGTCTACCTCGATGGCATCGCGCCGAAACTCTCGTTCGGACGGCAGCACGGCCAAGAGATCGACTTCGGCACGCACATTGCCGGTGGCAGCGTCGGAATGATCTCAGGCACCGCTCGCTTCGAGGAAGGCTTCGTCCTCGATCGCTCGCCGCTCGATGGCGAAACCCTTGAGCCGTCAGTGGTTGCAATCCAGGCGTCTCTCTCTGGCGAAACCATCGACCTCGCCGACGATGTTCTGATGCCGTGGCCGAACGGCCGCTGGCCGTCCGTTTCTTGGTCAGACTTTGAACCTTTCACCATCTATGGAGGCCCCAATGGCACTTCTGGTTAATAGCGGGCGCGCCGGCATGGCATCCGCACTCAAGGCCCGTGCGATGTACTTCGCGTGGGGACGTGGCGCTGCGTGGTGGGGCCAGACGGATGTCAAAAACAAGACGTTCGCTGGATCGCCGGAACGCTTCACGCTGGATCATTCGCCGGTCGAGTTGCTGACCGTTTCCGACCCGAATAGTTCGCAGGTCTACCAAGCGCCGACTGACTACGTGTTCGATCCCAATTCCGGCGTCGTGACGCGCGTGAACGGTGGCGGAATTGCACCCGGCTCGACCGTGCAGGCGCAGGCTGTCTATGGCACCACGGCGCTCGGCTCTGCCGAGACCACTCTGGTGAGTGAGGTAGGCCGTCGCGTCGCGTCGAGCGTCGAGTTCGTAGTGCCCGACCCGAACGGAAACATCTACACGCCCGGCGGCGAGCGTTGGACTGTCTCGATCACGCCGACGCGCCATCTCTATGTCGCTGTGCAATTCGATTTCCTCGAAGCCGCAGACGAGACGATTCGCGAAGTCGGCATCTTCGTCGATGCCGTTCGCGCCGAAGGCGTGCCTGAAGGGCAACTGTACTTGACTCCCGAAGAGGTCGCCGAACCCGGATACTTGCTCTTGCTCGATCGCTTCGCCGGCATCCCTCGGTCCCCGAGTTCTCGGCAGGGCTTCTCTTACGTTTTGGTGATCTAAATGGCCGACGCTCGCGACCAACTGCCCTCCTATCAGAACACGTTCAATCGGGAGAAGGGCTTTCAGCGTCTCGCGTTCCACTATGATCGCTTCCTGACCGCGAACGAGATGAACGTGGTGCAGGACATCGACGGCGACCGCGTGAAGCAGATCGCCGACGCATTCTGGCGCGATGGCTCGCTCGTCAGCGGCGGTTCGATCAATCTTGGTCCCATCGTCGATGCAACGGTCACCGCGAAGCTGGCTGCGGCGAAGGTCTACATTCGCGGCGCGGTGCATGACATCGAAGCTCGCGACCTTGTCGTTTCGGCCATCGGCACCGTCGTCATCGGAATCCGTCTGCGCACCTTCACCGTGAGCTACGAAGACGATTCGACCCTCCGAGGCATGGCTCCCGGCACCCGTGCACAAGGCGAGCCCGGCGCGTCGGCTCTCGTCATGAAGGGGCGCTGGGGCTTTGAGGGCGATGGCGAAGAAGGCGACTTCTTCCCGATCCATACGATCAAGGACGGCACGATCGAGACCCCCGGCGAGGCAGGCATCGACGACGCTTGGGCGCACTTGCTGGCGCGATATGACCGCGAGGCTCACGGCGGCTACGTCGTGGAAGGCTTCAAGGTGCAGGCTCTCGGGCTCGACAACGGCAAGCAGGTTTTCACCGTCTCGGAAGGAACGATCAACGTCTACGGCTACAAGCGGACGCGCCCCGCCTCGTATCGCCTGCGCGTGGATGAAGAGCCGGAAGTCATGCTGCTCGACGACGAGCCGCACGCCGTCAACGCTGGCCTTCAGACTATCGTCGTGCGCTTCGCGCCCATCGCCGAGATCGTCGAGGTTACGATCATCGCTGAGAAGACTGTGACGCTGACGCACGGTTCGTACACTGGCGTGTCCGACGCGCTGCCCGATCCGACCGTCCTCTCGATCCGCGAAGTCAAGCAGGGCGGCACCGTCTACGCGCCGACGACCAGCTACAAGCTGACCGGCGCATCGGTCGATTGGTCGCCGGCCGGTCCCGAACTCGCGCCGGGCTCGACCTATCAGGTCACGTACCGCTACCTGACCAACGTCACCCCGACCAACATCCGGCGCGACCGCTTCGACATCACGGGCGCGGCCGACGACACGACTGCGTTTGTGAAGTACCGGACGAAGCTGCCGCGCTTCGATGCGGTTGTGGCCGACCAGAACGGCGCGATCTCCTATCTGAAGGGTATCTCGTCCCTGTACGCACCGCAGGTCGTCGTTGTTCCGCCGACTTTGCATAAGCTGGCCGATGTAGAAAATCAGTGGGGTCTCGTCCCGAATGTGCGCCAGGTCGCGACCATTCGCATGCCTTTCAACGACCTCCGCAGCCTCGAAGGCATGGTCGGCGATCTTTACGCCCTCGTGGCCGAAGAGCGCCTTCAGCGTGACGTGGACCGCAAGGAGGTGACGGCAAAACGCGGCGTGTTCGTGGACCCGCTGCTCGACGACGACATGCGCGATCAGGGCATCGCGCAGTCCGGCTCGATCTTCAGCGGCAAGCTGTGGCTCCCCGTCGTGCCGACCGTCACGACCCTGCCGGTCGCCGCAACGACGCTGGATCACGTCAGCGAGAACATCTTCGAGCAGCGCCAGATCACGGGCGAAACCAAGATCAATCCCTATCAGGTTTTCGGTCCGCCCGCGACGGATGTCACGCTGAATCCGTCCGTCGATCTTTGGACCGATACGCAGGACGTTTGGACCTCGATCAATACGTCTCGAACCGTGAAGGCATACTTCGGCACGCACGTCACCGGCACGTTCATGGGAACGAGCCAAGATGTCGTGGATCGCATCACGTCGTCGAACACCGTCGCGCAGGAAACCATCCGCACGCGCTCGGTGACGTTCACCGTCAACAAGTGGGGCTACAACGAGCTTCTGAAGTCGGTCAAGTTCGACGACATCGACGTGACCCCGGTCGAGCAGGTCCGCGCCGACGCGAACGGCACCCTCACGTCTTCCTTCAATATCCCGGCCGGTGTTCCGGTTGGTGTGAAGCACGTCGCTTTCGAAGGCAGCGGCGGATCGAAGGCGAACGCTCTCTACACCGCCTACGGGTGGACGACGACCGTGATGAACGAGCGCGCCGTCATCACGACCTACTGGTACGAGTCGGACCCGATTGCGCAGACCTATCGGTTGCCGCAGCCGCGGCAAGCCATCGGCGTGGACGTGAAATTCACGAAGGTCGGTGATCGCGACAAGCCGGTCCGGATTCAGCTTCGTGAAGTCGAGCTTGGAGTGCCGACCGAACGCGTCGTGGCCGAGTCGATCATCGACATGCGCAACGTCACCGTGATCGATCCCCTGTCAGTCGCGCCGCGCACCGAAGCCGATTGGACGGCAGCGAATTTCGATCGACCCGTCACGCTCCGCGAAGACCGCAGCTACTCGATCACGGCGCTGACCGAAGACGGCACTCACTCGGTCGCAATCGCCGATCTCGGCGGCTTCGACCAGATCAACGGCTGGGTGACGAGCAACGCATTCAGCGGAGGCACTTTCCTCGACGGCTCCGACGCGCGTACTTGGGTTGCGAAGCCCGGCCGTTCGTTGACGTTCCGTCTGCGCGTTGCCAAGTATCCGCTCGCCACCCGCACTATTGAGGTCGGCGAGATCGCGGTCGTGAACTGCTCGGACCTGATGCCGCTGATTGTCTCCGAACGGCCCGAGAACACGGCCATCGAGGTCGAGTTCGAAGCCCCGAACGGCGCAAAGTACATCACCGGCCCGGCCGTCAACATCCAGCTTCCGTCTGCCATCACCGGGGCGCTGAAGGTTCGCATCCGCATGACCGGCTCCGCAACTCTGGCGCCGCTGATGTTGCCGTACATTCAGGTCGTGGCCGGCTCGATCCAGGCGGAGGGCGACTACATCAGCCGGGCCTTCGACGCGGGCGCCGACTCCAAGGTGCGCCTGATTGTCGATGCGTACCTGCCCTCGACCGCGACCTTCGCCGCCAACATTCAGACCGCAGTCGGCGGCGACGGGTTGCCGATCTGGTCGGCGGAGAACGCGCTGACGCTGGAAAAGGCGACGCCGCTCGGCGACGGCTGGGAAGAGCGCCAGTACGTTCTCGACCACGTCGGCTCCGCAATCACGCGTGCGAAGGTCAAGCTCACTGGCGGCCCCGGCGCACGGCCCAACGTCAGCAATATCCGCTGCATGGCTGTCAAGTCCACCACGGGAGCGTAAGCAATGACCGATCAATCCTTGCGCGGATTTCCGCTCCCGCATCCGGACAACATCGCCCGAGAAGACGCCGCTCGCATCCGTGATGCGATTGTGGGGATCGACGCGGCCCTGACCGATCTCGACGCAAAGGAAACCCCCGTCGCGACCGAAAGCGTCAGCGGTCGGGTGCGCCTCGCCACTGCGGAAGAGGCCACGGAAGGGACGGCGGACAGCGCTGTTCCCTCGGTCGAGCGCGTGATGACCATGATTGCGGAGAAGCTTGTTGCGATTGTCGGCAGCGACTCCGCGTTTTGGCGGGCGATCACTGACGCACTCGCGAGCAAACAACCGCTTGACGCCGATCTCACCGAAATCGCCAAGCTTCAAACTGCCGAGTTCGGCCGCCAGCTTTTGACGGCCACGAGCGCCGCAGCCGCACGGAGCTTGGTGCAGGCGCAGCAGGCCCTCGGCTACACCCCCCTCAACAAGGCGGGCGACACGACGACCGGCGCATTCGGAGTTACCGGAAACCTCGCAGTAACTGGAAATGCTAGCTTCGGCAATGCCTCGATCAGCACTGAAGGCAATCTCTATATGCCGTGGTGCGCTGCGTATACGCACTCGAAGATCATCCACAACACTGCGCAGTGGTACACCACTGCGGAAGGTTGGGGACGGCTCATGTACGACTACGGTGGAACGTCGTGGTATCGCGGCGGCGCGAGCGCCGGTTGGAGTCACGGATTCCAAATCCAAGAAGGCACGACCCGATGGCTCATGAACGGCAATGGTGACTTCTACTCGCAGGGCAATATCGTTGCGTACTGGTCTGACGCGCGCCTGAAGGAAGGCATCGAGACCGTCGATCCTAACGAGGGCTTGGATCGCGTGATGCGCTACCGAGTTGTCGATTATTCGTGGAACGAAAAAGGGCGAGAACTGAACAGCCGGCCTGAAGGCGCTCGCGAGCGCGGTTTGATCGCGCAGGAAGCGCGGGCCGTCAACGTCGAGACGGTTTGCGACAACATCCTTGGTTCTGACGAGGATGGTGCCCCCTATCTTTCGCTGAAGGAAGAGAAGATCATCTTCGATCTGATTGGAGCAATTCAGGCGCAACAAAACGCCATCAATGATCTGCGTTCCCAGCTTGCGGGGGGCCGACATGGCAATGCAGGGTAGCGGCCAGATCACGTTTCAAGACATCATTGCGACGTTCGGTGGTGCAGGCGCGGACAGGCCGATCAGTGCGTACTATCGCGGCGGCGCTTACGTTCCGGTGAACGTCAATTTCCCCTATCAGTACGTGAACGTGTGGTACTGCGACGTGCAGGGGGGTGGGATCGGCGGCATTGTCGGGGGGGGCGCGCCCGGCGGCTATTATTCTTGGAGCGATCTCGGGAACGGCTATCTTCGGTATTACTACACGTCCAATTCGGAGAACCGTTGCTCACCCTATTCGACGGCATGGGCCGACAACTGGCAGCCGCGCAATACGATGGTCCCGACCGGCGGACAGATCGCCTTCAGCAACTTTTACGGCAGTCACGACTACTAAGGAGAGATCAGAATGTATATCGAAGGCGCGACGCGATCCGGGCAAACGCTCTATGCGACGCTGGCAATCGAGAATCCGTCAAACCCCGATACGCCTTACCGGACTCCGTTCATGATGGCGCTTTCGGGAACGGCGAAGTTGCCGGTCCGGGGAGACACCACGCAGGGCGACCTTGTCCTCGATTGGTTTGACGGCTTGCCCGAAGACCGCAAGGCTGCGTTTCTCTTCGATCCTGTGGAGGGTTCGACGCCGACGCCGAGCGTAAGCCTGCCGGACTACACGATGCGAGTGCGGGACATTCTGATCGATGCCGGCTTCGTGTTCGAGGGGGTCACCTACCAGAGCCGGGCGACCGACCGCGAGAACATCATGGGCGCGGCGCTGATGGCGTCGCTGGCGATCACCGACGGTGCGCAGCCCGGCGACTACCGATGGTCCGCCCCTGCGGCTGATTTCGAGTGGATCGCGCTCGACAACAGCAAAGTGAAGATGGACGCTCAGACCGTACTCAAACTCGGCATGGCGCAGGCCGCGCGAAAGCAGCAGTTGATCTTCGCGGCGCGCGCGATCAAGGACCAGATCGACACCGGGAATATCACCACTGTTGCGGAGATCGACGCGGCGTTCGCAGCGATCTAAGAGATACCGAAACGGTCCCGACACGTAGTTCGACGGTCAATAGGTTTCTCTCAATCCCAAATCGAGGATTGAGAGAAACAAATGTCCCTGACCGATTTCCTTCACGGCGTCGAGACTGTCGTCGTCGACCGTGGCCCCCGGCCCATTCAGACCGTTCGATCGTCCGTCATTGGCCTGATCGGCACTGCGGACGAGGCTGACGCCGTCGCGTTCCCCTACGACAAATGCGTTCTCGTCAACCGCCGTCAGGCGGCGGCGCTGACCGGGTCGACCGGCAGCTTGCCCAAGGCGATCGACGCAATCTTCGACCAGGGCGGCGCGGTCGTCGTGGTAGTTCGCGTGCCCGAACTCGCCGACGAAAACGAGCAGATGAGCCGCATCATCGGCGGCGTCGACGCCGCGACCGGCGAGTTCACCGGCATTCACGCCTTCCGCTCGGCTGAGACCGAGTGCGGCGTCTCTCCGATGATCCTGATCGCTCCCGGCTTCACCCATCAGCGACCGATCGGCGTGATCGATCACCGCGTCACCAATCAGGGTACGGCCGACTACACGACCGCGACTGTCGAGTTCTCGGGTGGCGGCGAAGGCGCAGTTCTGCCGGTGGCTACCGTGATCCGGGTGAATGGCAAGGTCACCGGCTTGGAGTTCTCGTCTATCGGCTACGGCATCACCGCGCCCATCACCGCCACCATCCACGGCGACGGTGCGGGCGCGACCGTCACCGTCACGACCGGCCCCTCCGCCAACCCGGTAGTCGGCGAGATGAAGTCGCTGGCGGATGGTCTGAAGGCGCACATCATCGCTGATGGTCCCTCGACCACCGACGCTGCCGCGTTCGCCTACCGCAACGACCATGGCACGCGCCGTGTCTATGTCGTCGATCCGACCGTATCTGGCTGGTCGGTGAAGTCCTCGACCTATTCGCTCGAACGCGGCTCGGCGCGCGTCGCCGGCCTGATCTCCCGTGTCGACAACGAGTACGGCTTTTGGGAGTCGCCCTCGAACAAGGAGGTGTATGGCATCGGTGGCCTCGGCCGGCCGATCGACTACGCATACGGCGACAAGAACAGCCGCGCGAACATCCTCAACGAAAACCAGATCGCTACGTTCATCCGCGACGACGGCTGGTATCTGTGGGGCAACCGCACCTGCTCGGCTGACGAGAAATTCGCCTTTCTCTGCGTGTCGCGCACCTCCGACATGATCGACATCTCCATCGCCAAGGCGCACCGCTGGGCTGTGGACCGCTCGATCACGAAGAACTACTTCGACGACGTGACCGCGTCTGTTCGCGCCTACCTGCGGCAACTGAAGACGCGCGGCGCCATCCTCGGCGGTGACTGCTGGGTCGACCCCGAGTTCAACACCGAAGCCGACATCACGAAGGGGAACGCGACGTTCTCCTACGACTTCACTCCGCCGTATCCGGCCGAGCGCGTGACCTTCAGGTCGCATCTCGTTTCCGACTACATCCGCAACCTCTTCGCATAACGGGGAAGACCATGCTTCCGCGCGTACTTCGCAACTTCAATACCTTCGTGAATGGGTTCGGCTACGCCGGAATCATTTCAGAAGCCGAGCTTCCCGAAGTGGCCCTCAAGACGGAAGAGCATCGTGGCGGCGGCTCCGATACTCCCGTCGAGTTGGACATGGGTACGGAGCTGATGACGGCCAAGATCACGGCGGCGGAATACAACACGACGCTGATGAGTCTGGTCGGAACCGTCGCCCGCGTGCAGCTTCGCGGCGCTCTCGTTCGCGATAGCGAGGCCGCCGTTCCGATGACCGTTGAGATGCACGGCCTGTTCAAGAAGAGCGCGCTCGGCAACTGGAAGGCTGGCGATCTCTCGACGAACGAACTCGAAGTGTCGCTCCGCTACATCAAGATCACCATCGCCGACGCGGTTATCACCGAGATCGATGCCGAGAACACCGTCCGCATCATGGGCGGCGTGGATCAGCTTTCGTCGATCCGGGCCGCGATGGGCATGTAACGCCCCTCGCCGCTCGCAATCGCAAGCGCTCTCTCACCATCACAATCATTAGGAGCTTCAACGTGGATACCATTGCTGATTTCGATCGTCGCACGAAGGCGGATGTCGAACTGGACTATCCGGTCACCGTGAGCGCGGTCGAATACACCAAGCTGACGATGCGCCGGCCGAAGACCAAGGACTCGCTGAAGGCTGCGAAGGCGCGCGGCACCGAGGCCGAGAAGGGCATCTTGCTCTTGGCGGACCTCTGCGACGTTGCGCCCGACGTGATCGGCGAACTCGATGAGATCGATGCGAAGAAGCTCGGCGCCCAACTCGATGCTTTTCGTGGGGGTCAGTCGGACTAACCGATCTCCGGAAGGCCGCACTGACCCTAATGCGTTTCTCGGAGGGAGGCATCTCTCTCTCCGAGATCGAAGAGATGGACTTCGATGATTTCATGGGGTGGCTCGGAGACGCAAGCGCGCTCCAAGCTGACATCAATAAGGCGATGAAGGGCAAGTAATATGGCGACCGGCTTCTCCGTTTTCGTGAATATCGGAGGCAAGGTCGATAGCTCCCTCGCCACTGCCGTGAACGCAACGAAGTCGCAGGTCAAGGGCCTCGCGTCCTCGCTTGCCGGCATTGGCGCGCGTTTGAACGCCCCCTTCATCGCCGCAAACAAGCACCTCGATAGGACTGCCAAGCACCTGTCCGAGTTGCAGCGCAAGGGGCGCAATGCCTCGCTCGGGTTCTCGACGCCGGCCACCTGGTTTGGCGCAAATCTGATCAAGGATGCTGCCGAGTTCGCCAAGGCCGGTAACATGGTCGAGGCCCTTGGTGAGGCGACCACCGAGCAGCGCAATCAACTGTCGTCCCTCTCGCAAGATTTGGCGAAGCGCTACGATGCGGGCGGCGCTGCCGGCATCCTCAAGTCCGCGACCGAGCTTCTGAAGGCCGGCTTCACGTTCGAGCAAGCGCGTGGCGCTTTGGAGCAGGTCTTGGCGGCGTCGGCGCTGGCGGGTGACATGACGCCAGCCGATGTCGGCGCGTCATTGAGTAAGACCGTCACTCAATTCCAGATGCCGATGAAGACCTTCGAGGACGCGATGAAGTCCTCGAAGACTGTGACGGATCGAATGGTCTACGCGGCCGTGTCAACCGTGGCGTCCATGAAGGATGTTGCGGAGACGATGAAGTACGCCGGTGGCGTCGCCGCGTCCACGGGCAACTCGCTCGACCAGGTCACCGCCATCATGATGAGCTTCGCCAAGGCCGGCGTGCTTGGCTCTGAGGCGGGTGTCGCGCTTCGATCTGCGATCGTTCGCATGGTCAAGATGCCCAAAGGTGGCTTGGCCGCCTTGAGCCGCATCGGCATGAATTTGAGTGACTACGTGCAGGCGCGTCCTGTCACGGCTGATGGCGTCATCGGAAGCCTGAAGGCTGATGGTATCGACGCGTCGAAGGCGAAGAAGCAGATTGAAGGAATCCTGAAGAATCGCGGAAACAAGGATCAGGCGACCGTCACCGCCGAAATCACCAAGGCTGTACAAGGTGCCTTGGGTAGCTCGTCTGCGGTCGACGCGGCCAAGATCGCTGAGACGATCAGTGAGGCTGTCAACGCGGCAGGGTCGAAGATCGACATCACCAAGTTCTTCACCGACCTGAAGGCGAAATTTGATGCGGGGATTGCCACCACCGGCGACATTGCGCAGATCCTCGAAGCGCGGCACATCTCGCGCTACATGGCTATCCTGAAGTCCGATCTCAACAAGCTCGTAGAGCAAATCGGCAAGGAAGCTGAGGGCTACTCCGAGAGGCAGTATCTGCTCGCCAACAAGGGATTGCCGGCTGCGTTGGTGCGGCTCAATGCAACTTGGGCGCAGTTGAAGAACACGATCGCCGAGTCTGTCGGCGAAGAACTCACCGATACGTTCGCCAACATCTCCGACAAGATGGAACGACTCTCGAAGTCGAGTCCGAAGACGTTCAAGCTCGGTGTCGCGCTCGCCGCTGCGGCGGTCGCCGCCGGGCCGCTGTTGTTTGCGTTGAGCGCAATTGGACGGATTTTGATCGTGGCATTCAAGGGGGTCAGCCTGGCGGTGATGGGGCTCAACCTGCTCTCGCTTGCGCTTCTGGCGCCGATTGCTCGCATCGGCGCGATGATCCTCGGGCTGAAGATGCTCTTCGCATTGGGGGCGAGGACGGCACTGGCGGTGCTTGCAGGCAGCCTTCTCTCCCTTGGCAAGGCGATCTTGCTGTTTCCGCTTGTCGCCCTACGCGGCATCGCTGTTGCGATGGCGGCGCTTATGCTGAACCCGGTCGGACTGGTCTTCACGGGCATCGTTGCCGCGCTGGCCGCGCTCGGCGTTTGGGTTGCCAACAATTGGGAGGGCCTGAAGAGCTTCTTTGCTGGTTTCGGCGACGGGTTCATGAAGGGGCTTGGGCCGGCGAGCGGAGCGATCAAGAGCATCAGCGACGGGCTTGGGTCGGCCTTCAATTGGCTGGGCAAGCTGCTTGGCCCGTTGGACGAGTCCGGCGCCAAATGGAAGTCGTGGGGCGAGACCATGGGCGGTGCCGTCGCTCAAGGCGTCAACGCGGTGATCAACGGGATCAAGAGCCTGATCGGCTTTTTCGGCACGGTCATCGAAAAGGCTGTGGCGCTTGGTGGTGCCATCCGCAATCTGTGGTCTGGCGGTGGTGGCCCTCGACCCGCCGCCCCGCCGCCCATTGCCGGCGCTCGCGCGCTTGGCGGCCCCGTGACCTATGGCAAGCCGTACCTGGTCGGCGAGCGCGGCCCCGAACTGTTCGTGCCCGGCGCGACCGGCCGCATTGAGACGAACGGGGCGCTGCGGCAAATGACCGAGAACGGTACGGCCGCCGCCGCCACCACCGCCTCCTACGCGTCGTCAAAGTCGACGGTCAACAACGCAAAGATCGACATCCATGTCCGCGACGGCGGCAACAGCGATCCCCGCGCCATCGGAAGAGAAGCTGAAGCTGCTGTCTATCGCGTATTTGCACGGCTCGAGTCCGAGCAGCGCGGCCTCTTGAGTGATTGATCATGCAAAGCTCTGTCCTACTTGCTCTTGGCAACTATCGGTTCTCGATCGCGAACGGCGCATATCAGAAGCTGAAGCGTAAGACCGAGTGGCGGCATCCGAGCACGGAACGCATCGGCATGCCGCCCGGCTCTCAGTTCGTCGGCCCCGGCGACGACACGATCTCGATCGATGGCGTGATCTATCCGCACTATCGCGGCGGCCTGCGCCAAATCGACCAGATGCGGGCGCAGGCCGGTATGGGGCGAGCGCTGGCGTTGACGACGGGATATGGCCGCTACCTCGGGACGTTCTTGATTCTGTCCGTCGAAGAGACTCAAGACGCCCCTATGTCGGACGGCGCACCGCGCAAGATCGAGTTCAATATCGAACTGAAGGCACCGGGCTAATGGAACCGTACACGACGATGGATGGTGACACCGCTGATCTGATTGCGCTTCGTCACTATGGCGAAACGCACGGCGCAACGGAGGCTGTTCTGCGCGCCAACCCCGGCCTCGCTGCCGCAGGAACGCTACTCCCCCCCGGCATGAAGATCATTTTGCCGGTGTGGTCGAAGAAGTCCACGGTCGCGGCGAGGATTTGGTCGTGACGCCCGCGTGCCGCATCAAGCTCAACGGGATCGACATCACGGCCAACCTTCTGCCGGAACCGTTCGGGCTTCCGCTCGAAGGTGGTGGCCGCGTGATTGCCGGCGGTGGCCTTGGCTTTGGTCGGGGCGTGCTGCTCTCGATCACCGTACAGGACAACGAGGGCAAGAAGTCCGACTCGTGCGAGCTTGAACTTGATGCCCGCGAGTACATCCCGTCGCCCGGCAAGGGCGCGAAGATGCAGGTCTGGCTCGGCTTCGTCGAGACGGGCGTCAACTACATGGGCACCTATCTGATCGAGTCGTGGACGAAGAAGGGGCGGCCGAAGATCATGAGCGTTTCGGCGAAGGCCGCCGGCCTCACGACCGACATCAAGGCCCCGAAGTCGCGATCCTACCATGAGACGACTGTCGGCGAGATCATCAACAAGATTGCCGGCAAATACGGCCTTGGCGTCGTCGTGTCTGGCGAGGTGGCTGGCATCAAGATCGGGCATATCGATCAGTCAAACGAATCGGACATCAACTTCATGACGCGCCTCGCCGGCCGTGTCGGTGCGAACTTCAAGCTGGCGGATGAGAAGATCATCTTCAACAAGGCTGGCTCGGGTCAACTTCCCGGCGGTGGCGCCGCGCCGACCTTCGTCCTGACCGAGACGGGATGCGCCGATTGGGATTGCACCGGATCGACGCGTGGCGACTACGGGTCGGTCGAGGCCGCTTGGCACAACGTCAAGAAGGGCGAGCGCGAATGGGCGAAATCCGGCGGTGGCAAAAAGGGCGCGGTCCATCGCAGTCGCAAGCTCTTCAAGACGAAGGAAGAGGCCGAAGCGCAGGCGAAGGCAACCAAGTCATCGCTCGCGCGCGGGAGCAAGGTATTCGGTGCCAACTTCCCCGGCCGCACCGAGATGTTCGCGGGTGCCGGACTGATGGCCGTTGACTTCGATCCCGACGTTGACGACGCCTACACGATCAAGTCGGCGACGCACAGTCTCAACGGTCAGGGCCTCACTACGCGCATCTCATGCGAGCAGGGCGGCGACGGCGACGACAACTCTTGGGGAGGCCAGTAACGGCTACCGGAACGGTCCCGCCAAGCGGATCGCGTTCGGCAATCATGACTCCATCATTCGTTGGAGCACGATATGTCGATCACGATCAGCAAGGACTTCGGCTGGAAGGACGGGAAGAGGTTTCCGTTCGTCAAGAGCCCGAACACCGGCGGCAAGCTCAACCCGATCTACATTGTGATCCACGACACCGCGTCGGGCCTCAAGGACGACGGCGATATTTCGTGGTTGACCAACCCGGCCAGCAAGGTTTCGGCGCATATCGTCGTCAGCCGCGACGGCAAGATCACGCAGCTTGTTCCGTTCAACAAGGTCGCGTGGCACGCTGGGCAGTCGCAGTGGAATGGGCGCAAGTTCCTCAACAGCTACGCCATCGGCATCGAGATCGACAATCCCGGCAAGATGGAGAAGGTGTCGCCGGGCGTCTACAAGAACGATGTCGTTACCATCGACACGAACAAGAATCCGAACCTGAAGGTCGAGTATGCCAAGACCTCGGCGCACGGCGCCGGGTATTGGCTCGCCTACAGTCGCGAGCAGATCGCCGCCGTCGAGGAACTGTGCCGGGCAATCAAGGCCGTTTATCCGATCGAGGACATCCTGACCCACTGGATGATCTCGCCGGGGCGGAAGATCGACACCAACCCGCTGTACCCGCTCGCCGACCTGCGTTCGGCAGTGATCCCGTTCAAGCCGGTCGGTCTGATCAGCGGGGCGGCGGAAGGCGACCGGCAAGACACCAACGAGGACGCCGAGGACATCGTCCTGGCTCGGGTGGAGACGCTTCGTGACGAGAGCGCCACGAAGCCGGGCAAGCTGAAGGCGTTCATCAAGAGCAAGTTCACGGCCGCGTCGGGGCTCTTCACCGGGCTCTCGGTGTCGTCCATCACCGGCCTGCTCACCGACTGGAAGGTCATCACCGCGCTCGGCGTCTTCATCCTGATCGGCCTCGCGATTTGGATGTGGAGCGAAAGGGAATGATCGCGAAGTTCTTC